CTTTATTTTAGGCAGGAATGATTTGCCCGCAAAAAGCCTTTTGATCCCTTCCCATAGCTTGCTTACGCCTTGAATGATCCCTTTTATGATTGCTGCCGGTATCTTGATCATAACTGCTATTAGGATATTAACAAACGCTTTTCCAATGTTCTCGAACTGCGAGACTAGCATGTCAGGCAGTTTTTCGATCAGATTTGAAATAATATCCGGTAGCTGGCTTGCTAGGTTTTCAACGGCGTTAGCAAGATTATTGGCAAAATCATTCATTTGAGTAAATGACTTAAATACAGACTCGACAAGCTTTGGAATAAAGTCCGAAACGAATCTGACCACACCATCGAACAAACCTTGAAAGGCTTTGAACAATGTTTCAGGGAAATCGGTTATCTTATTAAATATCTCGGCGACTGAATTTATCAAGTTAGGGATGAAATCTAACAGTGTATTGATAGCACCGACTATAGCTCCTATCGCTGTTCCCATGGAACCGACTATGCTTGCTGCGCCTGCGATCAAGCCAGAAGCACCGTCAGTGAAAGCCCTTGTTATGCCATCACCAACATCAGTCCCGACTTCTACAAGTTTTTCATATTTAGCCGAAGGAGATTTTTTTAATCTGATCTCGGCTTGTTCTATAAGAAGTTTTTTCTGCTTTCTGAGCTCTTCGGAAACCTTACTAGTTTCCCCCCACGTAGCTTTTTCAAGATCTAGTTTTTCGTTAATCAATCTAAGTTCAATGGCCAGATCGCTGGCTATCTTTTCTCTGTTTGTTAAACCTTCATTTTTGTTAAATTTCTCAATCTCGATATTTTTATCTTGGATGTCTTTCAGTGCTTGATACTGCTCTTTGTATACTTTTAAGGTTTCAGCTATTCCTTCATCTTCCTTTTTCTTTTTAGCTGCTTCAATTGCGATTTTTTGCGCCTTAGCAATTGAATCATAGGCAGCAATAATCTTAGCCGCAGTATCAGTCGAAACTGGCCCGGTCTGAACTATGGCCTTTTCGAATTCCTTTACGGCGTCGCGGCGTTCGTCAAAACCGGCTATAATCGCTTTAGTCTCATCTTCGTTGTTTTTTAGCGAATTGTTTTTAACGTCTAAGACGATTTTAGAAATCTCTTTTAGACTATCAATGCGAACTTTGTCGAGCTGGAAACCAGCTCCCGCTTGATCCTCTAAAGCTTTCTGATAGCTTTTAACTGCTTCGGTATTAACTTCGGTGCTAGCGAGAATTTCCTTACTGAATTTAGCGGCCTCTCTAGCGGCAACCGTATATTTATTGGTTATCTTTTCGACTTCTGTGCCAAGGATGTCAACTTTAATAGTTGTCATATCTATAGAATCAGCTGCCTTTTTCAACTGCAACTGCTTAAATGTTAGTTCGTCGGTAGATTTGCCGGCTTCGTCCAGATATTTTGCATGCAAGGCTACCTTTTCATTTGCGCCAAGGAATCCAAATGCAATAGAATCCATAGATTTTTCGTGAGCAGCCGTAAGCGTGTCTAGCTTTTCAAGACTAGCATCTATTCTTTTGTCATATTCTTCGGAGCCTTTTGGATTAAAAATTTTGTCGAGCGAGAAACGAGCAATTACCGCATAATGATAAAGTTCGGCCATTGACAATATTACGATTTTTAACGCTTGAACAAATGCGTTGAATGATCCCGAAAGAACCGAACCTAAACTTTCAAATACGGTTGATAATCCCTGAGAATAGTCCGAAAAATCTCCCAGAGCAATCTGCACAACTTGGAATTCTTTATTAAGTTCATCCAAAGCTTTAACGAGAGCTAAAACCCCAATTACTATAGCCGCTCCACCAAGGAACACTGGACTAGTTAAAATTGCTGCTGTAAAAGCTAATACTTTTCCAGTTACGGCAAATAGAACTTTGCCAACTTCTCCTAGCAATAAAATAAATCCAGTTTTAAAAACAAAACCTAATGCTTTAAACGCTGCCGATACACTGTTTACTGCACCCACATTTAAAGCTAAATTAATTCCTAATTTAGCGAAAATGTTATTTATCCCAGCTTGTAATGCAATATTTGTTGCTAAAAACGCATTTAAAATTTTGTAAGCTTTGCTTAAAGTTCCAATTATTAAAAGCCATTGAACCGTTATACCTACAATTTTAAATGTAACGCCAACTAAATCAGTTAATCCGCCAAATACAGCAAAGAAAGCATCAGGAAGAGATTCTACAGTTTTTAATAAACTAGCATATGTTTTTGATAATTCTATTGAAAATACATTTACAGACCCGAGTTTTGACTGCATCGCTGAGTATGAGTTTGCAATTTGCAGGTTTATTCCTATTATTGTTTCGCCTTGCTTAATCGCAGCCCCAACAAGCGGATCGGTTTGCCTGTAAATTTCCGCCAATGCTATTTGTTGTTTCTCAAGAGAAGTCATAGTTCCGACGGTTTTCTGCATAGTCTTATTTAACTTACTGTGCTCTAAAGCATGAGAGCTTAGATTGATACCTAAAGCACCGACCGCCGTGCTATTGCCCATAAGTGCAGATTGCAGCCTTTGAACAACATCGATAAGTTCTAGCCCGGAAGATGATGCAATTTCTACTGAACGCCCTAAGAATTTAACGTTTTCTTCGTATGACAGACCAAGAGCCTGATTCTCAGCTACTACTATTTTAGTAGCTTTCCTAATGTCAGTTGATGAAAATGTCGAAGTTTTTGCAAGGCTTGCTATTTGTTCTTCCCATTGCGAAAGAGTGCCAATGAAATTTGAACCATAAGCCTGCCCAAAGTTTTGAATAATAAAACCAAATTGAACCGCTACTTGTTGAGTTTTAGCGAATTTTTCTGAAAATGCATCCATTGCATTTATAAGTTTATCGCCAATCGATTCTATGAATGATCCTATGGCATGTAAAACAATTTTAATTGCTACCGATAAAGCTATAAATGCAGCGCTTGTAAAGTTTAATGTGCTTACGAAAGCTAACGCCGCAATTTCATTTTCAGCTAAATGAGACGCAAGAGAGCCTAGTCCTAGACCAGATATAGATAGAGCTTTGTAAAAATCGCCAAGAGACAGTTTCAAACCGGCAAAAGTGCTGCCAGTATTTTTAATATTGTCTGCAATTCCCGAAAATACTCCTTTAAAAGTCGCGCCTATGCCAGATATGATTTTGGCAAAATTAAGTCCATCTTGACTAATAGTTTTGAATATTGAGAAGCCAGCTAGTCCAACGATTGCTGCAGCAATGACGCTAGTAACTGTGCTTATAGTTGCAGATACAACAAGAAAAGCTTTCGATAGCATAGAAGTTCTATCTATAGTTTCCATGAGACCTTGAGTCGTCATATATCTAAATTTATCGACCGCTTCTGACAGAAGATTTAGTTTATTTCGAGCGGTTTCTATTGAATCTGCTAGTTTATCAAAGCCCTTGATTGTGGCGTACGCTTGCAGAATATATAAAAGCTTATTCGCAAGAGCAATAGTTTCAGGGTTAAATGCCGCATCTATAGCTGCTTTAACGCTGGAAAATATAGTTAATGATGCTTTGAAAAGATTTACAGAATTTGTTACGGCGTTTAAAGCTTGGTCAAACTTTCGAAGTTGATCTTCTGGCAGATCCATAGACTGTAAAATACTATTTGTTGCCGTCATTGATTCATTGAGCTGATCAGCTGTGAAATTTAATTCTTCAAATATTTTCGAACCATTCGCCGATGATGAATTTGCTTTTGCGATAGCATCTGCATATTCTTTTTCAGTCTTAGAAAGATCTTTAGTAGATCCCTGCAAATTATTAGTTGCGGCATCAAGACCTAAGGTCTTGGCCTTTAGTTGGTCTAAAGCGTCCGATAATTCTTTTGCATTCGCTCCAATTTGATATTCTATTTGCTCCTTGGTGATTGCCATTATTTAGCGCCTTTCTGCTTATTGGGAATTGAGCTCGGCTTGCTTTTTCCGTCGCCTAAAATCGCTTGAGCCCGGCTATAGAATTTGTGGTCATTATAGCGCATTAGGAAGATAGATAACAGCTCAATAAACCAGCTCGGCTGCTCGGAAATTCCGCCGTTGTTCCATAGATTGCCAGTTTCTGCTGTGATCATCAAAGCCGAATAAATTGAGCTCACAGTTTGATCCCAGGTAGCTTTGCCCGGACAAAATGAAAACTGTTCTCCATCCTGAGTTACCATGATAGGGAAAACTGAACCGTTGTCTTTGTAAGTGAAGTCTTCGCGGATTTCGCGGCATCTGCGTAGGTTCTGCGTTTCGATTGGACACTTGGAGCATACGAAAACCTTCGCCCGCTCAGGTGGAGCGAACGAAAGTTCCATGAGGGCTATTATTTTTTTTTCAGGTCATCAGAAAAGGATGCGGTAACGTTCTGGCGGGCTGTGTACAGGTCCATAACCGCGCCGATAGCGTCAAGCCCTGCCATGAGATCTTTGCTCGCTCCGCCGTCGCCTTCGCGTTTGAAGATGATTCGATCATTCAGAGGAGTTAGCTCGGGGTTTTCAATATCGACTAGGGCCTGCCTGACTTCTTCGGTGATGAAAGACATTCTGATTTCCATCTTCCCGTCACGCATTGTCATCTGCTCGTTCTTGACTTTTTGCAGCTGGTCATAATTCAAAACGTTTCGAAGAACAAACCGTGTTGGCTGCTGGCCGTCTTCAAAGGTCAAGAGACTTTCGTCATTACTTTTGAGATACGAAGCCCAAAGTTCGTCGTTTTCTTCGGCTGAATCAGACCATTTCAAGGCTGAATCAGCTTTGACAATGACTTTGATCGTATCAGTTCTGCTGGGTAGCTTGAGAGACATAGGAACCTCAATAAAAATGGAAAATAGGGACCCTAATTAGGGACCCTATTTGAAATCAGATAAAGCTGACAGTGATTTCGTCGGCGGCATCAAGGGCCGATTGGTAGCATACACCTTCGTAAGTAACTGGAATACTTCCGGTTTCCGGTACAGAGATCGAAGGAACCGAGAAGATCACTTTAGGCATCGCAATCTCAAGATGGCGGCCAGCTGCATTTCCAAGAATCAACGTGATGTCTTGATCTTCAAACGCCTGAACCGAGTTGTAAAATTCAATGGTATCATCGTTCAGATTGATTTCCATCGAAAGAGTAGCGGTCAAGCGGTTCGCAGCGATAAAGTAGGAACCGTCAAGAGCGTCTTCGCCGAAGCAGTAATTGACTGCCTCATGGCCGTTTTCAAGCGTGATAGTCGCAGAGCGTACGCACTGAGCAGGCATTGAGACCACTGCAAACGAACCAACCAAACCGGTTATAGGATTGCTGATAGCGGTTTTAGTTGCTGGCTCATAGTAGCAAAGATAGACAGGAGTGAGCGCTACCGAACCGTCTGCATCAACCAGGGGAGCTCCCGAAAGAGTTACCACGTCGCCGGCTACGGAGTTGACAGTTCTTGGAGAACCGGATGGAGTATCGGTTGAAAGAGTCGTTCCATCTGCTTTCTTGATCATAACCAAAGAACCGACGGGGAAGCGTTTTCCTTCGCCTGTCCCTAAGGTTACTGTGTTTGTAATGTTAGGAGTGACCGACTTGCCAATACCTACCAGCAAAGCTTCTGCGCCCATTCCGCGAAATTCGGCTTGAGATCTTCCGTCACCTGGAAAAGTTAGAGTCGCTCCATCGACGAAACATCCTCTAGCTTGCTTCCCCCACTTGTCGCCATTTTCGAAAAGTGAAAAGGTAACGTCTGGCTGGGTTACGGAATCGAATACCGCACCGGAAGTCAATGTTGCGCGACCAAGTAGAGACTTGTATAGAAGCCTTACACCTGTATCAATCTCGGTCGAGGCTGGAGCTCCAAGGCTTTCATCGATATTGAAGAAAATGGGCAAAGTCCAGCTCATTTCCTTTTTCGATTTGATAATGTCGTTGTGATGTCGTCCAGATCTGTGCG